AAAAAAAACTAATCTTAAAATAAAAAGCTAATCTTAAATAGATAGTATTTAAAAATCGTATTAAGTTTAATTAAAAAAAATCGTATTAAGTTTAAAAAGCGATTTGACTCTTTCTAGGGAGAAAGATAGAGAAAGAGTGATGAATGAATTAAATGTATATAAATTTTATAGCTGTACATTTTGCTTTTTAAATAGTAGCCTACTGAAAAAATATAAGGAGTATCTTATGATTTTAAAAATAACAAATAAAATTAAAAGTTTAATGTCTTGGCTTAAATCTTTTAATATGTGTCAATATATACCTTTTTCTTCAAAATTATGGAAAGACGGAATGTGTCCTGTGTGTAAATCAACTAGCTGGAGCTGTGGTATAGCACTAGCTGTTCTTATAATATTAATCATTTTTCTTTCTTAAACTTAACGAATTAAATTATTGGAAAAAACTTTAGATTTTATAACAGTGAGTATATGCTTATTGTTAATGGGAGTAACTTTAACTCCCATTTATATAGTGCAGCTTATACTAAAATTGTTTAGATATGCAAGTTTATTAATATCTTGGATATTAGAAAAAATAATTTTGTCGCTGAACCTTATTACTGGATATTACGGAACTTTAATAGTTTCACTACGAAAGAAAAAGTAATTTCTATTCAGTAATTTAGGGGTTGTTTCACTAAATGGTAGGGAGACTTACTTGAAACAGGGAGGACGGTGGGCAAATATTTTTGTTTATTTAGTATCATAAACAAAATAAGGTGAGGTATGTCTATATCAGTTTTACTTCCTACTCGTAAAAGAATTCCTTTAATTAAGAAATGTACAGAATCATTATTAGATAATGCTAAAGATCCTAGTAAAATTCAACTACTTTATGGAGTAGATGAAGATGATCAAGAAAGTATAGATTTTTTAAAAGATATTAAACATCCTGCTAGATCAGTAATTAAGTTTAAAAGATTAGGTTACGAAAATTTACACAGATACAATAATGCCCTCTCTGTATACGCTCAAGGTACATGGATCATGATCTTTAATGATGATGCTATAATGCAAACTAAAGATTGGGATTCAGAGATAGGAAAGTTTGATGGCCAGTTTAAGTTGCTCCGGATTGAGGAATCCACTGGTCATCCTTACAGTATCTTTCCTATTGTACCCTGGGATTGGTTTAGATGTCTAGATCATTTAAGTTTACATGGACAAAATGATGCATGGCTCTCAGAGATTGCTTACATGTTAGATATCATGCAAGATGTAGGAGTTAAAGTTTTACATGATAGAGCTGACATTACAGGAAATAATGATGACGAAATTTTTAAAAGTAGAGTGTATAAAGAAGGGAACCCAAAAGAAGAAGGAGACCTTCATCATCAAAAAATGATCAATTTAAGATTTGCTGATGCTTCTAAATTAGCTTGGTATTTAGATAAGATAGGACAATCTTCTTTACACTGGCAAAAAATTGTACGAAAAGAAGTAGAGCCATTTACTAAATTAGCAGATAGATTTGAAGCTTATAGAAATAAAGGAGCAGTAGGACAAGGATTACAAAATGCAAGAACTCCAGATCAAGGAACAGTTAAAGTCAGCTATTCAGATATACAAAAAAACTAAAGATAAACGTGCGGGTGAAGTAGTAGAACATTTAAATAAGATACTATCTACTTCTCAAGCTCGTAAAACTTTATTACAATATGCTACACATATATATCCTCAATATAAGGACCCTGCTCATATAAGATTAATTGCTCAAAATCTAGAACTTTTAGAAAAAGGAGAAATAACTAGACTAGCAGTTTTTATGCCACCAAGACATGGAAAGTCAATGTTATGCTCAGAGTTCTTTCCAGCTTGGTATCTAGGAAATAATCCTAATGAATTTGTTATACAGGCTACTTATGCTCAAGAACTAGCAGATGACTTTGGACGAAAGGTTCGTAATCAAATTATTAGTCCAGACTTTAATAATGTATTTCCACACGTGGGCCTTCGAGCAGATTCAACTTCTGTTAAAAGATTCCATACAATGCAAGGTGGAACTTATTCAGCTGTCGGTGCAGGAGGAGCAATTACAGGTAGAGGTGCGCATTTATTAATTATAGATGACCCTATAAAAGGAAGAGAGGACGCTGAGTCAGAAGTTCAAAGAAAAAATTTAATCGAATGGTATAAGTCAGTCGCTTATACTAGATTACAGCCAGGTGGAAAAATAATTATAATTCAAACTAGATGGCACCAAGATGATTTAGCTGGTCATATTTTAAATGAAAGTAAAGAAGATTGGAAAATTTTAGATTTACCTGCTATTGATTCAAAAGGAAATGCGTTATGGCCTGAAGCTTATCCTAAAGAAGCTTTAGAAAAAATTAAAAGTACAGTAGGAGAACGAGTATGGTCAGCTCTTTATCAACAGCAACCTTCAGGTGATGAAGGATCCATTATTAAAAGAGATTGGTGGAATATATATCCAGAAGATAAAATTCCAACTTTATCATATGTTCTTCAATCTTATGATACTGCCTTCTCTACAAAAGATAGTGCTGACTTCTCTGCATGTACTACCTGGGGAGTTTATACAGAAAGAGATAAAGAAAATAAACCTTATGCTGCATGTTTATTATTAGACGCATGGAAAGAAAGATTAGAATATCCCGATTTAAGAAAAAGATCACAAGAGGCTTATGAGAAATGGTATCCTGATCAAGTATTAATAGAAAAAAGAGCTAGTGGCCAGAGTTTAATACAAGATATGAGAAGATCAGGAGTTCCTGTAATTACTTATAGTCCAGATAGAGATAAGGTATCTAGAACGCACTCGGTAGCTTCAATGTTCGAAGGCGGATTAGTGTTTACTTTAGATAAAGATTGGACTAAAAGTGTCATAGAGGAATCAGCAGCTTTTCCTTATGGAAAATTTGATGATGTTCATGATACGTGTGTACAAGCTTTATTGCGTATTCGTGATGGCTTTTTAGTCGCTCATCCTGATGATCCCGAAGATGAAGATTATGAACAGAGGAAACAACGGAAACGCAGCTATAAAAACAAACATTATTACTCTTAATAGGTATAGACCTATTAAACAAAAGCCTCCTAGTCCTAAACAAATCGAAAAAGCACAAAATGATCAAGTAATTAATGCTTTTCATGAGGCATGTATCAAGATAACTGATAAAATGGATATTAAAGGATATGCTCTAGTAGCATGGGATGAGAGGGGAACTCCCTGTCTATCATGGTCTACTGGCCATAATAAAAATCCTATTAGCGAAATGTTACTTCCGACCTTTACACAGTCATGTTTTCAAGGTATACTAAATAAAAAATTAAGTACAACGGAGGACTTAAATGAGTAACCCATTTACTAGACGAGGCAAAGAACCTAATTACACTACAGAAAACTTTAGTGTAAAAGATGTTAAAAAGGCTAATGCTAGATTTTACGAAAAAAATCCTGATGCTATTGAACCTGCAGCGATGATTAAGAAAGCTATGCAGAATCCGGACGATGAAGTAGTAAAACAACAAACAAGACGTGAAGCAGAAGAAAAAGACTTCATGAAAAAACTAAATATAACTGGAGGAATCTACTAATGACAACTACACAGAAAACTACTAGAACACCTGTTCAGTACAATTCAAGTGGAGCTGCTGCAGGTTTTGGACCACAAGCTCATCCACCACATATGGATGCAGCTGCTGAAAAAACTATTCAAGACAAGACTAAAGGCAACTCTGATTACAATGGTGATAACAGAGCTTTTATATCTAAACTAAAAAGAAATTCAAATTTTAACTCTGATAATAAATCTTTTATTAAAAAAATTAAAAGAGGTTAATTATGTCTACTAAAGAAAAAATTAAATCGGAAGCTAAAAAGCTATATCCGGTTTCAAAGAAAGATATAAAAACTTTACTGGATAAAGAACCTTCTCACAAAGGTGAACTTGATGCTGTTAAAGATTTAAAAAAGACAGTTGAATCTGGAACTAATTCTTATTCTTCATATAATAAGAAAATGATTAGTGCTTTAAAAAAGGATTAATTATGACAAAACGTAATCCACCTCTTCTTGAATCGACAGGTTCTTTAGGTTCTGATGAATGGCAGGATATTCAACAATCAGTGGGTGCGCTTGATACACAAGTAAAAGCTAATGAGAAAAAAAAATCAAAAGAAGAACGTACTAATTCTTATGCTAAAGATAATCAAGCTGCAATTAAAAAATTAAAGGCTTAATTATGAAAATGACTGCCGGTGCAGGATCAGGAGAAGGAAGATTACAAAACTCTAGAATGTCAGCACCTAAAAAGATTAAAAAAAAAGTAAAGAAAAATGTCAAGAAACGAAAAAGATAATTTTGTAGCAACGAAAGCTGAAAAGACTTTTGATGATGATGGCAATATTCAAGTTGCTAAAGTAATAAAAATAGATGATAAATTATTACTTAAAAAACTTGAAGATACAGGCGGAAATATAAGAAAATCAAAATTATTAAATAAAAGAATTTTTGATACAGTTGGAAGAAAAAAGTGGAACAAATATAAGAATAAATAATGGCTCGGATAAAGTATACAAGCTTTATTCCTCGAGATAAACCTCCCAAAAGACCTAGACGACATAAAAAAAATCTTAACAAAAGTGAAAAAAGGTCGTATAAGAAATATAATAGACAAGGTAAATGATATGGGAACTATTAACGATTTATTATATAACTATCAAGAAGGTAATGAATTTGTATGTTCAGATGGAAGAATGTCAGTAAATGGTATTTGTCAAGTAGCACAACAACCTGATAGTGTAGATACTTCTAAACTTACTAAAGAAATTATAGAAACTTCTAAAGATGATCCTGAAGATAAAAAAAAAATTAGAGATTGGGAAGAGAAAGTAAAACGAGATAAAGTATTAAAAGATTTAGAAGGAGAATCAGATTATTTTCCTGATTTAGGAAAAGAAAAAAAAGGAAAATTTGAATGGAACTTTGATAAAGAAAATAAAATTGATAATTATAAAAATACAGTAAATAATAATATATCTGCATATAATGGTTGGATAGAAAATAATTTAGGAATACCCTCAAGTGCTCAAACTGCAATGAGAATAGGAGGAAGTGCAGCAGCATTAGCAGGAGGTTCTGGTTTAGTAACAGCAGTAGCGCCTTGGCTTCTTCCAATTTTTGCAGGAGGAGCTATTAATAAAGCTGAAAGAGAAAGAATAGAAAATATAACTAATAAGGATAAACAAGGTGATATTAATACTATAGATATGATGACTTATAATGCTCCGCAACCAGGAGATGAGGGATTTAATATTCATAAAGATAAACCAGATTGGAGAGGTACTAATCAAGATCAAGGAGTTACTTCTGATGCTGGATTTGATGGACCACATGGAACAGACACAAGTGGAAGTTTTGCAGGCAAAGGAAGCGGTAATCCATTTGGTCGTTAAAAAAGGCTTACTTGTAATTCTTTTAATTTTATAATTTTTGTTATATAACTTTTACAAAAAAAGGTAATTTATGGCAAAAAAATCATCTGCTTCAATAGTAAATACTTCTTTAGGTATTAGACTTTCTTCTCATGAAAAGTTATGTGCTGAAAGAATGAAACAATTAATTAAAGCCATAGATGAATTAAATAAAAAAGTATCTAAACTTTCAGATGATGTATCAAGAGGTAAAGGAGCAGTTGCGGTATTAATTGGTATAGGAACTATTATAGCAGCTTGTATTGGCTTTTTTCAATTTAAGTAAAAAAATTAATGGCACTTAAAATTTCAGATGAAGCACGAGTTCAAATGCCGATGAAAACGGTAGCGTCCCTCATTGCACTTGTTGCAATAGGAACTTGGGCTTTTTTTGGCATTCAAGAAAAATTAAATACACACGCAACTAAACTACAAATTATGGAGAAGGATCTCGAAATGAATTCAGAGTTCAGAATAAAATGGCCTCGTGGACTTTTAGGAAGTCTTCCGGCTGACTCAGAACAATTCATGTTGATTGAGGAATTATATAAACAAACAGATAAGCTACAACTAAGAGTTGATGGTATGCTCCATAATGATGTTAATATAAAAGCTTTAGATAAAGCTGTTGAAAAACTACAAAATGATGTAGAAAAACTAAAGGATAAACAAAGAGAATTTAGTAATGGAGGTACTCACTAATGGAAGAAGTAATTTTATGCGTAGCACTTTGCATGTTTATGGAGGGTAAGTTAGTAGAACACACTTATCAATCTTCTATGGCAGAATGTTTAAAAAATAAAAGAGTGGCAGAAAGAACTATTCAGCCTGAACGAGTTCAGTTTGCTTGTGGTAAAGATATAAAAGCAAAAGTAGAATATATTGAAGAAAAAGGTGAAACAACTGGGCGTATTAGAATAATAGAAGTATTAAAACATGATTATACAGATGGAAACTATGATTCAGGAAGTAGATATTAAAATAAATTTATTATAAAAGGAAACAGTATGACTATAAAAGGTAAAGTTAAGTGGTTTAATCCTACCAAAGGGTACGGATTCATTGCACGAGATGATGATGCTAAAGATGTTTTTGTACATTCCTCAGCAGTAAAGAACGCTGGTTTAAGCGGTTTAGCTGAAGGTGAAGTAATAACATTTGAAGTTGAAGAAGGCACAAAAGGTTCTTCTGCGGTTAATCTACAAAAAGGTTAAACAGGAAAGTGAATAAAAAGCGCAATCCTGTTGCGAAACAATTAAGACATTTTAAACAAAAGATAGTTCGTAATAAAAAAAAGTACAATCGAAAAAAATTATCCAAAATTTAAAGCTTTCAATCTCAATATTTTTGTTTTATATCTACTAATAGGAAAGTATGGTATGAACCAGGAGGTATACTAATATGAAAAAACAAGGATACAATGCTAGAAAAGATGAACAACTAGGAATGACTAGAGGAAAACAATCTGGCAAAAAAATGTCTATGGCCGGCAGACGAAAAGTAGCTAAAGCTACTCGTAAACCTAAAGGCACTTACGGTTTTAAAAAAAAGTAAATCATTAATAGAGGAGGCTTTAGTTATATAT